GTTCGAGGGCTGCGATGTGTGCTGGTGCGAAGAAGCGCAGGCAATCACAAAACGCAGCTGGAACATCCTGATCCCGACGATTCGCTCGCCCGGCTCAGAGATTTGGATTAGCTACAACCCGCAACTCGAAAGCGACGAAACACACCAGCGCTTTGTCATCAACCCACCGCCTGATTGTGTGTCGGTGGAAATGAACTACAGCGATAACCCCTACTTCCCGGTAGTGCTGGAAGCTGAACGACAGCACGCGCAGGCCACGATGAAGGCTGAGGATTACGCGCACATCTGGGAGGGCCAGTGCAAACCAGCCGTTGAAGGCGCGATTTACTTCGATCAGATGGCAGCGGCTGGCAGTCGGATTGGCAGCGTGCCGCACGATCCGCTGCTCAAGACGCACGCTGTTTGGGACCTGGGTTACAACGATTCGATGGCGATCATCCTGTCTCAAAAAGTGAGCAGCGAGATCAGGATCATCCATTACATCGAAGGCACTCAAAGGACGTTGGCCGACTATTCGGCCGAGTTAAAAGCGCTCAGGCTGAACGATCAGCCGATTAATTGGGGCCATCACTACTTGCCACATGACGGCTTCGCCAAGCGTCACCAGACGGGCAAGATGGACTCTGAAGTATTGGCCGGCCTGGGTTGGAGCGTACAGCGCACAGCACAAATGCACGTTGAGGACGGCATCAAGCGAGCGCGCGAGATATTCAGCCGTGTGTATTTCGCCAAAGACGGCGCTGCGCGGTTGATTGAGTGCCTAAAACGCTATCGCCGGCAGATCAACCAGACGACGAACGAGCCGGGTAATCCGCTCCATGACGAGTATTCCCACGGCGCAGACGCATTCCGGTATCTGGCGATCAACGCCGATCAAATGTCTAACGAATCATGGGGCGGCAGCCTCAGCTATCCAAGATTGGTAACCGCTTAATGGCAAGAATGACTGAAATCGAACTGAAAGCGCTGATCGACGCAGAAATGCGCCAATCTGTCGGCTTTTGGGGCGGTGAGCTTGCCCAAAAGCGATTGAAGGCTGAGCAATACTACCTTGGCGAGCCTGATGGTGATTTGGCCCCGCCAGAAGTGGATGGCCGCTCTAGCGTGGTGTCTACGGACGTGCGCAACACGATTGAGGCCATGCTGCCGCAATTGATGGCGAAGTTCGTCGGCGGCGATACGGTGGTTGAGTTCGAGCCGAGCCAGCGCGACGACGAGGAAAAGGCCAGGCTGTGCACCGACTACCTGAACTACCTGTTCTTCAAGAAGAACAACGGCCACAACGTCACCTATGCCTGGTTCAAAGACGCGCTGATCCAGAAGGTCGGCGTCGTCAAATGCTGGTGGGACAGCCGCAACGAGGAAACGCGCGAGGACTACAAGGCGCTGTCGCCCGTCGAACTTGCGCAGTTGCTCGATGATCCTGAGATTGAGCCGGTCGAGCACAGCGAATATCCGGACGAGGAAGATGCCAAGCAACGACAACAGGCACTGGAGCAGTTGCAGGCGCAGTTGCAGCAGGCCATGCAGCAACCGCCTGCACCAGGCAATGGGCCACCACAACCAGGCGCTGCGCCGGGCGGGCCCGCTCCCATGGCGGGGCAACCTCCGGTAAACCCGGCGGTTCAGCAAATCCAGCAGCGCATTCAACAGATCAGCAGTCAGCCTCCGGCGATGCTGCACGATGTGACCGTGGAGCGGGTCAAGAAAGGCGGCAAGATCGCGCTGGAGAACGTCCCGCCTGAGGAATTCTTGATCAGCCGCAAGGCCAAGAACATCGCTGACGCGCCTTTCGTTGGCCACCGTGTGCGCCGTACCCGCTCGGAACTCAAGAGCATGGGCTACAAGCGCGTGGATATGCTCAAGTCGGACGAGGAGCATTTGACGGATGAGCGTTGGGTGCGCGATCAGGTAGACGGTGTTTACCGCTTGGACGACGAGGACTCGCAGGACGAATCGCAGCGCAGCGTGTGGGTCAATGAGCTGTACCTGCGCGCCGACTACGATGGAGACGGCATCGCTGAGTTGCGCAAGGTGACGTATGCGGGCGGCGAGATTCTGGACAACGAGGTTGTTGATATCGTTCCGTTCGTCTCCGTCTGCCCGGTGCCGATGCCACACAAGTTTTTCGGCTTGTCTGTTGCCGACTTGGCAATGGAAGCGCAGAAAACCAAAACGTCCATTCTGCGGGCGCAGTTGGACAACATGTATTTGCAAGTCAATGGCCGCTATTTTGCCGTTGAGAACCAAGTCAACCTAGACGACTTGCTTACCAGTCGCCCGGGTGGCGTGGTGCGCATTCGCCAACCTGGCGCAGTCGGCAGGCTAGATCAGGCAGGCGGCGACGCTGCGGCTGGTATGGGCATGTTGGAATACATGGAGGGCTACCTAGAGACTTCCACCGGTTGGACGCGCTACAGCCAAGGCAACAATGCAGCCGATTTGCAAGGCACTGCAACCGGCATGAATATCGTCACGAACAAAGACGATATGAGGCTCGATTTGATCGCGCGCAACTTCGCCGAAGGGTTCACCGAGCTATTCAAGCTGATGCTCAAGCTGGTTTGCCAGCATCAAGACAAGCGTGTTGAGGCGCGCATCGGCGGCAAGTGGGTGGACATTGATCCGCGCGAATGGCGCAATCAGTTCGACGTTGAAATCAACATCGGCCTGGGTGTCGGAAACAAGGATCAGAAGATTCAGCACCTGATGGCGCTGCTGCAACATCAGGCGCAAGTGTTCCCATTGGGTGTTGCCAATCCAAAAACAGTCTATGAAGGTTCTGTCGAGCTTGCCAAGCTACAAGGCTTCAAGACGGGCGACAAGTTTTTTGTCGACCCCGAGCAGAACCCGCCGCCGCCGCAGCCCAATCCCGAGCAGATCAAGGCGCAGGCGCAAATGCAGATCGAGCAGATGAAGCTGCAAGCCAACCAGCAACTTGAGCAGCAGAAATTGCAGGCTAGCGCGCAGAACGAGCAGCAAAAAGCGCAGATCACAATGCAGGTCGAGCGCGACAAGATGCAATTGCAGGCCAGTGTTGACCAGAACCGCCAGCAGGTAGAGGCCGGCCAGCAGCAATTGAAGATACAGGCCGAAGCGGAACTGAACCGCTACAAAGCCGAGCTGTCGGTACAAGCAGAACAGGCTAAGTCGCAAGTTCAAATGCAGATTGAGCAAATCCGCATCGACGCTGAGAACCAGCGCGCGCAGTTGGACTCGCGTACGAAGCTGGAAATTGCCCGCATGAGTCACCAATCGAGCATTCAGCAGATGGGTATGCAGGCCGGCATTGACGCATCGCAGCCGCAAGAGCAGGCCAAGCCAGACACCAAGACGCAAGACGCAGTGAAGGCTCTCAAAGAGCAAATTGCAGCGCTTGAAAAACGCAAAACGTCATCGATCAAGTTCATTCGAGGCAAAGACGGCCGCGCGGATGGGTTTGAGGTTGACGGTGTTGTCCGCAAGATCAAACGCGGCGAGGACGGCCGTATGCATTCAATCGAATAGGAGCCATCATGGCAGCAGGTGTATTTGTTTTTCCTGATCTGGCAAAGCTGAATTTCCTTTCAGCCACCAACCTTCTAGGCGCTAACGCGGCCAACTTCAAATTGTCGTTGCACACGTCCGCATGGACGCCCAACAACAGCACGAATGAATTGAAGGCCAACGTTACCAATGAGATTGCGGCCGGCAACGGCTACGTCACAGGTGGTGTTGCTCTTACTGGCGTCACGCTCTCGCAAACGGCGGGCGTGTCCAAGTTCACCAGTTCGCCGGCCGTGTTCACTGCATCCGGAGGCAGCATCCCGGCATGGCGGCGCGGCGTCGTCTACTACAACGGTACGCTCAACGGCAAAGTCAATCCGATTGTCGGCCACTTTTTGGGTGACAGTACACCGGCCGACATTCCGGCCACCACGGACGGCAATACTTGTACCGTCACCATGAACGCTTCTGGTATCGTTTCGGCGACGTGACCCCAACAAACGTCAGTTACGGCACGGTCAAAAGCCCGGTTGCCGGGGGTCGGTTCGTGCCAGATGCGACCGGTTACAACACGCTGGTCGATCAGATCGCGGGTTGGACGCCAGGGTCGATGCACTTGGTCAGCACCAATCGTTTCGATTCCGTAAAGCCCGACGATGACCTCAAGAACACGGGCGGCACCGGCAACCAGAACGGCATCCTAATGGACTGGCCGGGCATG